TTTTTCTTTCATACATACCACCTATTCTAATATTTGGAAATTTTATTTTAAATTGATTTTTTAATTTATTATAACTATATTTTAAAAATTATATAATATTTTTATAAAAAAATCAGCCAATTATAAAAATTGGCTGATTTTAATCTTCTAAATTCTACTTAATTACTGTGCGAATGATCCGCCAGTTGGTGTGAGCGTGAAGTCTATGATAATTGTCTCAGCATCTTTTGCCGGCTCGAGCCATATCTGTCCAACTAATTCATTTCTATCAATAACTTCTGGTGTATTATTTGTTTCATCCATAACAATTCTAAATGTGTATAGACCTTGTTTACTCTTTATGTCATTCATATATGGTGTTACCCTGTTTATGAACTTCTGTCTAGTTGGGTCTGTATTCTTCTCAAATACTAGGTATTGAGATATAGATGATACATATTTTTTAAGATTTAACAATAAACGTCTAACTGAAATTCTATCAGTTGCGCTTGGAAGAGCTTGTAATGTTTTTTGACCTCATATTACAACCTGTCCATTTATTGTTGCTAATGGATTGATTCTATCATCATATAGGCTTTTGATATTATCACTACTTAATCTGAATTCTGCTTCAACAACCATTGGTACTGCAGCTCTATTTAAACCTGCAGGTGCATACCACTCATATCCAACTTTATCATTGAATGCTATAGCTGATGCTACTACTGTAGAAGGTGGAACCCAAACATATTTGTTATTATTCTTATCTTTTATCTTAACCCATGGGAAATAAGTAGCTGTATAGTTAGAATCAATTGTATCCACATAGGTTATTGCACTTGCAACTGATGTTGTTTTACCAGCCAAATCTGCAACATAAAATGTATCAGTTCTGTCTTCTACTACTTGTTCTGCATAATTATATACAGATGAGTGATTATTAATTGTTATACCAGGCATAAACAATAAGTTTACATCTATCTCTAATGGATTTGCAATTGTATCTATTGCTTTTTTATAAACAGTTGTACCATCTGTTGTTGCAGTTGAACAATCAAACCCTTGAGTATTTGTACCTGTTAATATTGTTGTTTCCACACTTAATGGTTGTATTGGATCTGCTCCGTCAAAACCATTTTGGAATGGAATAACAAATTTCTTATATGTTGCTGATGAAGATGGAGTAATATATAATGAACCAGATCAAATGATGTTTTCTAATTTAAAATCTGCATTACTACCTGTTGATGTAGTTTCTGGTAATGGTGCTAAGTATACTTTTGCATCATCTTTTGTATAATCTAATCCATAATAAACTCTTGTATTTGTTTCTGATAAATACAATTGATTTAATTTTAATGAAGCTGTAGGACATCCTTCTGTTGCATATATTGGTTCTTTCAATGCTCCAAAACCAAATGGTATTAGATTTTTTGATATTCCATCAGATGCCATTTCAATTCTAACATATTTTGATTTATTTGCATAATCGCCAACATATCTAGTTGATTCATTTGTTGAATCTCAAACTCCATATCTATCACCAACTACTCTTGGTAAATAGTTTGTAGCATCTGGATCAAAATTAACGTTTGTGAATGTTTCATATATAACAGGTCTTTTATCTAAGTCATCTCATTCTCTTATTGTAATTGAGAATTGACCATAATCTGAACCAGCTACTGTTCCTGCTTTCTTAACATCATATATTGCAGCTTTTATTTCTTTGTTTCCAGCTGTACCATCAGTTAAACTTATAAATTTGAATAAATTTGTATTGGTTCCACCAATATTTTGTGATATTATGTATGGTGTTTCAGGTGTTTTATAGTTGTTCCCTGTTGATCATTCAAAATCCATTGTCATTGATGACGATACTGCTGATTGTGTTGCTTCTGATTGAGAAATAAAATTATTAAATATTGTATGTACATAAGCTTGGCTATCACCCCTTGGATCATCTCCAAAAATATTAACGATATAATTTGGATCACTTTCAAATAGTGAAGCTGAATATGTTCAAGAACCACCGCTGCTACTTTCTATTTTTATGTATGATTCACTTGCTACTGAATTCTCTAATAAACTCATTGTTGTACCAGCTTGTGTAGGTTGTAATACAACACCAATATCTACTACACCACTTGAGCCAGTTATTGTAATACCTAATGTCTCATCGGCTGTTTTTGTATATCCTTCATCTCATAATACTCTTATTATATTTGCTGAACCAGCATGTTTTAAATAATAATCAGCACAATATGGAGTGAAGAATTTTTCATATGTTGTACCAAATTTGTTTTCTAAATCTGTTCTTGATGTTACTTTTGTTGGCACAAATGCTGGACCTTTAAGAAATGGTCCAATAAATGCAGCACCAATTCCTGCAACACCTTCTTCTAAATAACTCTCATCATTTTCTCTGGTGAATACACCAGGACTAGTTAATCTTTCTGTAGCTCCCACATTTTTTCTCCTCTAAATTGTTATGAAAATTTTCTCTAATATTATTTCAAAAAAAATTATTTTTCAGGAACTAGTGAAAGTTCCCATGTATCTAAATTAATTTTTACATTTCCATATTTTTCTTTTATTCCATCTGCTATTTCTTTTTGTTTACGTAATAATTCATTATAAAGTTGAATAAGTTTTGCCTTATCACCTTCTAAAACTGCGATTTGTATTTGTAATTTTCCTATGTGATTAAATGTTTGCTGGTAGTTTTTGTCCAGGGTTTGTAAACTTAATATCTCTTTCTCTGTCAGTTTCTTCAGTTCCTGTTCCTTCACTACTGTCTTCACTATTTCCTTCTTTGCCATTACTACCATCCTTGTTTAATATTTTGTTGGTATCATTAATTGTTTTTTCAAAACCTTTTAATATTTCTTTAATTTTTTCAATCTTTTTGACTTCGATATCACCTATAATTTCATATGGTTGTGAATTTATGTCTGTTGATAATTTACTTATACCTTTACCCAACACAGCTATGATGTCAAGATTTTTAAGTAATTCATCTAAATCATCACTAAATTTCCTCTCAGTTATTAGATTTTTGAATGTTATCACATTTTGTCTCCGATTTAAAAACAGGTTACTATTATACTGTTTTTAATAACCTGTTTACCGTAATTTATTTTAAAAATGGCGAGGGTGTCAGGTAGCGCGCCCGAATAACTGGGATTGGACCCCAGCATGAAGTTTTGAAGACTCCGCCGATTCTTAACCGGTAAGCACCCCCATATTTTAAGACATTTCTAAATCATTAATTATTTTCCACATTGCTGCTATGTGATATACTCAATCACCATCACTCACAACTTGATTAATTTCATCCGTTAATTGTTTGATTGTTATTATTGGATTACCTGTTCTTGGGATGTCTAATACTCTTGGTGCTATTATTTTGAATTCTTCATTAAATATTTCCATTGATCCAAAATGTCTTATTATTAATCCAAATATAAATTGTTTTAATAATGATACTTCTACTTCTAATTTTTTCATGTATATCCTCTATTATTTACCGTTCTTTATTATATATATAAAAAAATTATCTAGATTTCAACTTTTTTTATGTTATCTTAAAATCTACCTTCACTGGACCGACTGTGGTGTTTTTTGTACTAGACATTTTCTTTAAATATGCATCTGGAATAATATAACCATCAACAGATAATCCAAATTCTGTTTTTACTGTTCTTTGTTGACTTGTTGACATTTCTATACTATCTGAAAAATTATCAACCTGTGTTACAAATCTAAAATAATCATTACCCCAATATGAACCACCATGATATGCAAATAATTCAATTAATTTGTTCATTTGTTCTAAATAATCTGTTCAAATAATAACATCATATTCTGCAGTTATATAATCTGGTATCACAACATGTTTTAATTCTTTTATTTTTTTCTTATTATGTAATATATTGAAATGTGAATATGAATTTTCAGCAGTATATTCTCTTTCAAAGGTTCTAAATATTTGTGGATTTTGTGCATCTATTTTTGTTGTTGGTATATCATCATTTCTTGATAATCCTGTCCTTTTTATCATTATTAATGGACAGTTTATAACACCTCTATCTGTTCTAAGACCGATATCATTTTGTGCACTTTTTCACCTTTCTGGTGTTCCATACATTACTGGAACATTTACTACTTCTGATTTATAATCTACTTGAGGTATAATAATATTTGATATATAATATATTAACATTTCATCAATATTATATAATCCAACCTTTAAACTTTTTCATTTTGGATCATCAGTAGTTTTAATCTGATCTATTCTTCTTATCTTTATTTTTTCTGCCATATTAGTATTCTTTTAATTCAACACCCTTTGATTCTAATTCTTTTACTTTTTCATCAATGAATTGCATATAGGTATCATAATTTACACCATCTATAATTTCACCCATAGAATATTTTAATATTCCAGCTTTCAACAAATGAATAATTCCACCAGAAAATAGTTGAAGGGCCTTTAATTTATCAGATTCTATCTCTATTTCTAATTCATCAAATGATTTTACATTCTCAT